TCTTTGTATGGAGGTCTTCCTGCCAACAAAGTTACTGCACTTGCAGGAGAGAGTAGCACAGGTAAAACATTTTTTGCCTTGAGTGTTGTTCGTAATTTTTTAGAAGCAAATCCTAAAGCAGGAGTTATATACTTCGAGACAGAATCTGCTATCTCAAAAGAGATGATTGAGTCTCGTGGTATTGATAGTAAGCGTATGGTTTTATTTCCTGTTGCTACTATTGAAGAGTTTAGAACACAGGCATGTAGAATACTTGACAAGTATCTTAAAGAACCTAAGGACAAACGTGAACCTATGATGTTTGTTCTTGATAGTCTTGGTATGTTATCTACCAGTAAAGAAATGGATGACATTGCTAATGACAAACAAGTTAGAGACATGACTAAATCACAACTAATCAAAGGTGCGTTTCGTGTTCTAACATTAAAACTAGGACAAGCACAAGTACCTATGCTTGTCACAAATCATACATATGATGTAATAGGATCATATATTCCCACAAAAGAAATGGGTGGTGGCACAGGACTTAAGTATGCTGCATCAACCATCATTTATCTTACCAAGAGTAAAGAACGTGACAGTAAGAAAGAAGTTGTAGGAAATATTATAAAGTGTGAAGCTAAAAAATCTCGTTTAACAGTGGAGGGTAGTAAAGTTGCAACACGTTTATTTTTTGACGAACGCGGACTTGACAAGTATTACGGATTATTGGAATTGGGTGAACAGTATGGGGTCTTCCAAAGGGTGGGCAATAGGATTCGGATTGGTGAATCTTCTGTTTATCCTTCTGCTATTCTTACCAGTCCAGACAAATACTTCACCGAAGAAGTAATGGAAAAACTAGAGGAGGCAGCAAAAAAGGAATTTAGATATGGTGGTTGATACAATTTTATTTGGCGATTGTCGTGAGACTTTAAAAGAGTTTGATGGCAAAGCTAGAATGTGTGTTACCTCACCACCTTACTATGGTTTGAGAAACTATGGTGAAGAGGAAAATCAGATAGGACAAGAACAGACACCAGAAGAATACATCCAAAATTTAGTAGAGGTATTCAGATCCGTTCGTGATGTACTAACTGATGATGGTACATTATGGTTAAATATAGGAGATAGTTATTACAACTATAGACCTGGTAAAGGTCAATCCTATCCTAAGCAATCGGTGAGTAAAACCAACCAGGATTTGCCACAAAAATGTAGCAAACGAGGGAATAAGTTAGAAGGACTAAAGGAAAAGGATTTAATCGGGATCCCTTGGATGTTGGCTTTTGCATTGCGTGCTGATGGGTGGTATTTAAGACAGGACATCATATGGCATAAACCTAACCCTATGCCTGAGAGCGTTAGAGATAGGTGTACTAAGTCACATGAGTATTTATTCCTATTAAGTAAAAATAAAAAATATTACTATGACAACGAAGCAATCAAAGAACCAGTCAAACAAGACTGGGGAACAAGGAATAGAGACAACGGAAAATACCACAAAGAAGGAACAGGATTGGCGCCACATAGCGGACTTACAAAAAGCTATACAACAAAAAATAAACGATCTGTCTGGTCAATAACAAATAAACCATACAAAGGTGCACACTTTGCTGTGTATCCACCTGACTTGATTGAACCATGTATCAAAGCAGGAAGTGAAGAAGGAGACATAGTTTTAGATCCATTTATGGGATCAGGAACTACAGCACTTGTTTCAAAATCGTTAGGAAGACATTACATAGGTTGCGAATTACATGAAGAGTATGGTAAACTAATACAGAAAAGACTAAGTGGGAAATCTTTTGCGAGGTTAAAATTAGATGAGTGAACGCATTGAAGAAACTATCCTACGTAACCTCATATATAATGAGGAATATTATCGGAAGGTAGTCCCTTTTCTAAAAGCAGAATATTATGAGACTTACCATGAAAGAATTATCTTTGAGGAAATTGCTGACTTCGCTGCGAAGTATGACAAGATCCCTACTAAAGAGGTTCTCACAATTAATATCCAAAATAGAACAGACCTTACAGAAGAGACATTCCAAAATTCATTACAGGGAATAAATTCCTTAACCGATGAATGGGTTGACTATGAATGGTTGCTAGATGCAACGGAGAAGTGGTGTCAAGATCGTGCTATATACTTAGCACTTATGAAATCAATTCAAGTTGCAGACGGACAAGATAAAAAAATATCAAAAGATGCTATACCTAGTATTTTACAAGAAGCACTAGCAGTTTCTTTTGATGAACATATCGGACATGATTACATTGAACAATCATCAGACAGATACGAATTCTACCACAGGAAAGAAGAGAAGATCCCATTTGATTTGGAGAAGTTTAACTTCATTACCAAAGGTGGTCTCAGTAACAAAACTCTCAATGTCGCTCTTGCTGGTACGGGTGTCGGGAAGTCTTTATTCATGTGCCATGTTGCTGGTTCCGCGCTCACTCAGGGCTACAACGTTCTCTACATTACATGTGAAATGGCAGAGGAGAAGATTGCTGAACGAATTGACGCAAATCTTCTAAACGTAAGTGTAAAAGATATTATAGAACTACCAGAAGTTCTATTCTCTAGTAAAGTTAATGAGATCGCTCAAAAAACTAGAGGTAAACTTATCATCAAGGAGTATCCAACAGCGTCTGCACATGCAGGACATTTCAAGGCACTCCTAAGCGATCTCAAATTAAAAAAAGATTTTAAACCAGATCTTATATTCATTGATTATTTAAATATATGTGCAAGTGTGAGGTACAAAGGTGCAGTTGTTAACTCGTATACCTATGTTAAAGCGATTGCTGAGGAGCTTCGCGGTCTTGCTGTGGAATGTAATGTTCCTATTGTCAGCGCTACTCAAACTACTCGTAGCGGGTATGGTAACTCTGATCCCGATCTTACTGACACTAGTGAGTCTTTTGGTCTCCCTGCCACTGCTGATTTTATGTTTGCCCTTATATCTACTGAGGAGCTCGAGCAACAGGGTCGCATCTTGGTCAAACAACTTAAAAACAGATACTCAGACCTCGTTACCTCAAGAAAATTCATGGTGGGAATTGACAGATCAAAAATGAGACTGTATGATGTTGCAGAAGACGCATCTCAAATTAACATAGAAGATGAAGAGGTAGGAGAAACCTTACAACAATTCTCAAAAACACAAACCCGTTTATCAAAATTTGCAGAATGGAACGTATGATCGATTTCAATAAGTATCAGTCTTTTGTGGCAGAAGTCACATCTGATGCATCAACAAACTTCGTTGACTTCGCTGATCGTATTGGCGAGTTAGACCGTGAAGGTGCTAACATTGAACGTCTCCTTACTAGCGGTGTTGGTATCAATGCTGAAGGTGGTGAGTTTCTTGAGATCATTAAGAAGATGATATTCCAAGGAAAACCATGGGACGAAGATAATAAAGAGCATCTTATTATTGAATTAGGTGATATTATGTGGTACGTAGCACAAGCTTGTATGGCACTTGATATTGAAATGAAAGACGTTCTAAACATCAATATGAGTAAACTAGCAAAAAGATATCCTAAAGGAACTTTTGATATCTATCTTTCAGAAAATAGAAAAGCAGACGATAGGTAATGTCTCCTATAGTTATTGATAATTATGTTTCTTTTAATTCCTTTCAAACATTAAAGAAAGGTTTTATGGGAAGTGAGTTTCCTTGGTTTTATAATCCTCATGTCTTAACTGCAGCAGGAGAAGATGAAGATAATCAAGGTTATCAATTTACAAATCTTCTTTATAGACAAAATCAAGGACCTATTTCAGAGGGATATAATTTTATAATTCCAATCTTACAGAGGTTAGATACACCAAACATTATTATTAGAGCAAAAATAAATTTAAATCCAAGAGATAGTAAACATACTATGCTAGGTGGTTATCATACAGACCATCCTTTTAATAATGCAAAGACAGCAATATACTATGTAAATACTAATGACGGATGGACAGAGTTTGAGACAGGAGAAGTAGTAGAATCAGTTGAAAATAGAATAGTTATATTTGATAGTAATATTAAACACGTTGGATATAGTTGCACTAACGAAAAAACAAGAGTGGTACTGAATATTAATTACCTCCCTCTAAATAGTTAGACGGGAGGTTTTTTCATGAAAGCAGGAGATTTTTTCAGAAACGGTGGAAGGTATCTTGATCGCATGGATACCTTTTTTGATAAAGCTTTAAATCGTAATGGAAAAGTAAACCGTTTCTCAACA